TGAATTTGCTAAATATATTCAAGAAAATAAAGACAAACTGCCAGAGCCATATACTGCGTGGGCTGATGTTCATACAGGACTATCCCCCATGATACAAAAACAATCTGATGAATTGGGAAAACTTGAGGCGTCTGGCATAAATGTGGAAAACACAACTGTGGGCGCACCAATGCTTGAAAGCACAGATGCGTGGCTCGACATGGTTCTTCGCAGGCAGTTAAATGACGCTATCGCAAGTGGTGCAGATTATTTAACGCTGCCAAACCCACAAATGGTTAAAGACTATACGGGTGGAGACTTTGAGGGACACAGGCAGTTTTATGGAAATATCGCGCCGAAAAACTTAATGAATATTGTAAAGCCTGCTGACCCAACGGCAGATTTCGTTCCCTTGAGAATGGTAACAGGTAAGCAGCCCGAAGATGTGCTGGGCCTGCCACTGACAAAAGATTTAATGCTTGGCCTTCGCAAAATGGGTATGCCAAAGTATGTGGTGCCGTTTGGGGGCGTTGGCCTTGGTACATTGGGGGCAGTTACCGAAGATGAAGAGATGGCAACAGGAGGTGGCTTGTAATGGCAAGAGCGGCAGTTAAAAGGGTGGCGCAGGCTGAGATCAGAGCCGCCAAGAAGTTTCTGGAGCGGCGTGGTTTAAAATCCGACGATGTATCGCCACGCAAGTTTGCAATGGCGGCAAAAGAACTAGACAAGGGCTTCGCTGATACCCTAAAAATATTGGCAAGAGAATTGTCTGGAGGACAGGTCTGATGGCTGACGAGTTTTATAAGAAATTTGGCTTTGAAAAGCCCACCGAAATGTATGGTGGAGAAAACGCTGCATTTGAAGCAGTGCCAAATTTAGACCCGACCCGCGACAGAGCCGTTTCATATTTGGAAGAATACTTTCCAAAGCAGGCTGGCAACATTGTTGGCGGTGAGGGCCGTGGCTTTATGGATATGGGTTACATTGATATGACTGGTATTGGTGACGCTATGGACGTTTACGATGCTGGCGGCAGATTAGTGGATGCATATAAGACCGACAATTACACGGCGCGTGATGACGCTATGATTGGTCGCTTACCCTTCGCCTCTCAATTGGCGCTTATGCTAACAAAAGATACAGATGCAGTTCGTCCTATTGTCGGTGATTATTACGACAACAAAGCAGAGCCAATGACCTATCTGACTGGAATGGCGGCGGCTGGCCCTATTATAGTGGGGCTAGGTGGGGCAGCAATGAAGTTTTTAAAAAGACAATTTAACAAGCTGGACAATGTAATGGAGCCGTCCAGCATGGATTTGCAAATGGATGCGGCAAGAGACAGCTTGATGGCAAGACGGCCCACAGGCGATCAGGGCGATCCTGTCGGTGCGCTGGGACAGTTTGATGGCAAAACATCAACAGAAACGCTCACTCCAGAAAAACGCCGCATAGAAGAATTAGTTTATGGCGAGTTTGACCCACCCATGACAGCCGCAGAACGCGCAAGGCTTATGGAAATGCAAAACCCCGTTGGCGATTACGATGAATAGAGCCAGCTTTCCCTCACTGATGAAAGGAAAAAAAATGAAATATGGTAAAAAGAAAACTGCAAAGGTTGTAAAAAAGAAAAAAAAGAATAAAAAGAAATCAATGAAAAGGGGATACTGATGACAGACAATAAAGATGTAACGGTACACGTCACAGGCGTCTCCATGTCGGGAGGCGTTAAGAATGACAATAAGCGATCTGCTCCAGCAGATCAGAAACAATCTGGAAAAGAGACGGCTTGAAATAGCTGACAGTATGCTTCGGGGTCGAATGTCTGACTTTGAAGCATATCACAAAAACGTGGGTATTGCAGAGGGGCTAGAACAAGCATCTGACGTAATACATGACACGATCAAAAGCATAAACAAAGAGGATGAATAACCATGTCTCATCAACATGACCGTATATACACAGATGAAGAAACCAGTGCGACCATTGGTTCCCATCAAATCCCAATTCCCATGAATTGGAAGGTCTTGGTTCAGCCAAATCAGGTAAAAATGAAGACCGCAGGCGGCATTCTGCTGCCAGACACCTCAAAGGACAACGAGGAATACCTGACCGCCCACGGCACCGTCTGTGCAATGGGTGACTTAGCGTATCGTGACCGCGACACAGGAGAACGCTGGAAATCTGGCGTATTGCCGCAAATCGGTGATCGCGTGACCTACGGTAAATACGCTGGTCAGAAAATCGTTGTGAAGGGCGTAAAGTTTTTATTGCTTAATGACGATGAGCTAACGTCCATTTTACCAGACGGCGTCGAAGTCGCCGCATATTTGGGGTAGAGCCATGTCGGAACAAGAGAAAATTCTTGAAGAAATCGAGGCCGAAATCCAAGCGGCCAAGGAAGGCAAGGAAGATGATTTTGAAATAGAAATCACCGACGAGCCGAAGCCAAAGCCTGAGAAGCCACAGGAAGACCCTGTGGAGGCCGCTGATGATCAGGAGCCAGACTATGGGCCAAAGGTGCAGAAGCGCATCAGCAAGCTCGTAGCGCAGCGCAGAGAGGCTGAAATACAAGCGCGGCAAATACAAGAGCAGAACGCGCAACTGCAAAAGCGGCTAGAGCGTCTGGAGCAGGGATCGCAGCAAAACGCTGAACAGGAATTTAATTCCCGATACCAGCAAACAAAGCAGGCGCTGCACAAGGCGGTTGAAGAGGGCGACACAGAGGCCCAAGTCAATTTCCAAGAGCAAATGGCAGACATGAGAGCGGCCATGCGCGTGGCACAGGCCACCGATCAGTATCGGCGGCAGGATATGCAGCGACAGCAGCAACGCCAACAACAGCAGCCACAGCGTCAGCAACAGGCGCAAGGCAATCAGCCACCTGAGAAGGCTATGGGTTGGTGGCAGCAAAATAACTGGTTTAATGCCACAGGTTTTGAACGAGAAACAGCCGCTGCACGGGCCATAGATGTGCAATTAGATTTGGAAGGGTTCGACAAGAATAGCGACGAATATTACGCGCAACTTAACGGACGTTTACAAAAAGTATTTCCTGAGTTAAAGTCAGGGCCAAGTCCGAAGCAAAGACCAAAAGGTAGGTCTCCAGTCGCCCCCACTACGGGCGGGTCTTCAGCTTACAAGGGCAATCGTGTGCGTATGACGCAAGAGCAGCTTAGAATGGCTAGGGAACTTGGTATAAACGATGAACGTGGTCTCAAGAAATATGAAGCCGAAATTCGCCGTCAACAGAGGGAACAATAGTCATGCCTGAGAAAAGAAATGTTCGTGCAGAACAATCACGATCTTCCACCCGCGACGAGCAATCTCGCACAGAAGCGGCGTGGAAACCACCAGCACTGTTGGACGCACCAGAAGCCCGTCCCGGCTATGTCCAACGCTGGGTCGCAACCTCGATTCAAGGGAAAGACACCCCCGACAACGTGTATAAAAGAATGCGCGAAGGTTGGGAGCCACGCTCTGCTGACACTGTGAAAGAAAAGTTGTTTCCGACTATCAATCATGGGCAGTGGACAGGATCAATTGGGATTGAAGGAATGTTGCTTTGCGAAATGCCAAAGGAAAGTCATGCCGCGCAAAAACGGTATTACGAAGGCAAAAACGAAGAGCAAAATGAAGCAGTCTCAGGAGAGCTTGATGCGTTTGGACGGCGTAGTGGGCAGACGTTCTATCAAGAGCGTAAGTCCGAAGTAAGTCGCGGCAGAACACTTTCTGCCATGAGCGATTAACCTTAACGCTATAGGAGCGAAAAATGGCAAATGTAGACGCCGCATTCGGGTTTGTACCCGTCCGTCACATGAGCGGTAATGCACCTCGCACCAATAAATATACCATTACGTCTGGTTTGGCTGAGAACATCTTTTCGGGTGATCTTTGCATTCTGACAGCAGATGGGGTTATCACACCTCACACTGCGACAGAAACCAACAATATCGGTGTGTTTGACGGTGTGTCGTACACTGCCTCTGATGGTTCATATGTATACAGTGAGTATTGGCCGTCAGGCACAGTAGCAACAGATATTTGTGCTTATGTTTATGACGATCCATATATCGTGTATAAAGTCCAGTCTGATGGATCGCCTGCACAGTCAAATATCGGCAACTGCGCCGATGTTGTTGCTGGAACAGGTTCCACAATAACTGGAAGGTCAGCGTTTGAGTTGAACTCAACAATGGGTACTGGCACAGCAAGTGCCAAAATCATCGCATTGTATGATTCACCAGATAATGCTTTCGGCGCAAACGCAGTGGTTGAGGTGCTTGTAAACGAGCATATTCTCAAAGCCACCGCTGGTATATAAGGAGGGCATGAACAATGGCAATGAATAGAGCGAGTTTTGCAAAAACTCTAGAGCCGGGTCTGAACACTCTCTTTGGACTTGAGTACGACAGCTATCCCGCTGAATACGAGGCCGTCTTTGAATCGAATAGCTCTCAAAAGGCTTACGAGGAAGACGTACTTTTGAGTGGATTTGGACAAGCGCCAACAAAAACTGAAGGTGGAGCCGTCTCTTATGACAGCGCAAGCCAACAGTGGACTGCGCGTTACCAGCACGAAACCATCGCCTTGGCGTTCTCAATCACTGAGGAAGCTGAAGAAGATGGTCAGTATGGTTCGCTTGCTTCGCGCTACACAAAGGCGCTGGCACGTTCAATGGCATCGACCAAAGAGATCAAGGCCGCTAACGTCTTGAATAACGCTCAAACCGCTGGATTTACTGGTGGTGACGGTCAAACTTTGTTGAGTGCATCGCACCCAACACAGAACGGCAACCAGTCTAACGTGCTTGCCACGGCGGCTGATCTGTCCGAAACATCTCTTGAGTCGATCCTGATTAATATCAGTGACATGAAAGATGATCGTGGCCTTCGCATTGCGGCGCAGGGTATGCAATTGGTTATTCCAACTGCCTATCAGTTCACCGCAGAGCGTCTGCTGGAATCAGCATTGCGTCCAAGCACTGCCGATAACGACATCAACGCGATTAAGGCTGGTGGTTATTTGCCACAGGGCTATCACATCATGCGCCGTTTGACTGATGCTGATGCGTTCTTTATTAAAACTGACGTTCCAGATGGTCTGAAGCATTTCACCCGTTCAGCAATGAAAAAGGGTATGGAAGGCGACTTTGAGACTGGCAACGTCCGTTACAAGGTGCGCGAAAGATATAGCTTTGGCTTCACCGATTGGCGCGCCTTATTTGGAACTGAAGGCGCAGCATAAACAACCCACTCTCCTCTTCCTTGTTGGGTAAACTGGGGCGGTCTTCGGATCGCCCCTTTTTTTATTTTAAATAAAAATGCATTTTATTTGTATTCGCCTATTGTATTCTGGATTGTATCCCTTATATCAATCATAAGAGAAACAGAGGAGAAAAAAAATGGATCGCAGTCAAGTAGAAGACGTATACCTCTCAGACTGGCAGTATGAGTGGAGAAATCCTTACGCTGAAGAGCCAAGCGATAACGTAGCCACAAATTATTATGTGACCATTGCCGATCATACCGGCAGAACGTGGTGCCATAATTTTGGTCTATCATCCGCAAGTCACCCATACTGGGAGTGCCAAGAGCGTATTAATAAATTGGTTGAGCGCATAAAAAATCATTTGGAAGCTGGTGGTTCAATAAATCTGGATCATTGGGATGAAGGCACACCTCGTTATGGATCAGAGGCTTGGATACGTTTTGAGCGCGAAGAGCTTCAGCCAGTGGGAATTGCATTGTCAGAAGGCCGTCTGCATGAAGATGATCTTTCTGAAAGAGTGCGTGGCTACTTTTAACCAAAGCGGGGGCCACGCGCCCCCATTCAAAACATAACACTAACGCCGTTAGCGTTACAAAAAGGGCGGTCTTCGGATCGCCCTTTCTTTTTGTTTAGACCTGTTGTATTGTGCCGACATCCCTGACAGCCGCACAATGTGGCTGACACTTGCCACGACAGGAGATCATCATGGCTAATACAACATTCACAGGCCCAGTACGGTCTGAAAATGGCTTTCAAGACATTACGAAAAATACAACAACAGGCGCTGTCACAAGCACAATGACGCTTCAAACATATGAAGCAACCATAACTGTTGCAAATGGCGCAACCACAGGCAAAGAAGCGGCAATTGGAATGCCTTCAAACTTTATTCCAATGGGCGTAACCATTGCAGTCACTACTGCGGCTGCAAATGCAGTTAATCTTCAAGACATTGGTACTGATGCAAATACCGATGGTTTTGTTGACGGCATTAGTGTTGCAGTTAACAGTGTCGGATTTAAAGGATTTTTTGCTTGTAATGGTATTTTAGGTATGTCTGGTGCCACAACTACAGCAGCTTTGGAAACAGCAGATGAAGTTGAACTTGTTGTGTCAGGTGATCCCGGTGGTGATACAGTAATTGTTCTAAAATTCTTTGGAATATCTAGCTCTTCGGATGCATCTTAATTGGTGGGGCTTCGGCCCCATCAACAATTTATAGGAGGGTCATAGATGGCTAACATTACAAGTGTGAAAACGATTACTGAAAACACCAGTGAAGTAGTCATGGCATTCCAATTGCAATATGTTGATACTGGCGATGAAGATGCCGTGAAAAAAGTTGATGTCTCAACTCTGGCAAAAAATGCAAACGGTGCGTCCTGCAATTCGGTAAGTCTTCTGGAGTGCTGGTGGATAATCCAAGGCATGACAGTCATGGTGGAGGCAGACGCAGGCACAGATGTCATTATGATGCATATGGCTGCTGATGATATTGGATACCAAGACTTCAGCAAATTTGGTGGATTGCCATCAACTGTAGAATATGGAAGCACAACTGGTGATGTCCTATTCACAACAACTGGCCTTGGGGCCGCTGGCGATACATATAATATCGTCATGCGGATGAAAAAACATTACGCATAGGATTGCTTCATGGCGACTTCAGATACAGTAGCGTTTCGCCCAGATGTCGAAGAAATCATCGCAGAGGCATTTGAGCGGTGTGGGATCGATCCGCAAACCCAAACAGGTTACAAGGCTGTGTCTGCACGGCGCAGCCTAAACCTGTTGTTTAGTGAGTGGGCCAACAGAGGCATCAATTACTGGGCAGTGGAGCAAAGAACCCTGACGCTGGTAAAAGACCAGACAACGCCGTACACGCTTCCTGCTGGTACTATCGACATTATGGATGCTGTTATTAGAGATAGCGCAGGCACAGACACGTCTGACCAAATCATCAATCGTGTGTCCATTGCGGATTACAACCAATTGCCAAACAAAACATCTTCGGGAAAGCCATCACAGTATATGCTGGATAAGCAATATACGCCGTTGATTTACATATGGCAAATACCAGACGTGACCACATACAGCTTGAATTATTGGTCAGTAAACCAGCTAGATGACATCACGGCCAGCAATCAAGACGCTGACGTTCCATATCGATGGAGCGACTGCATTTGCGCGGGGCTGGCAAGCAAGCTGGCTCTGAAAAATGCTCCAGACAGGTTTCAAGTGTTAAACGAAATCTATGAAAGGGCATTCACGTTTGCGGCAGCGTCAGATAATGATGGCGTAAGTTTGAGGGTTCAGCCAACTGCGCTGAATTTGTATTAATGGCAAAATACGCACGAGGCAAAAAATCTCAAGCGATAAGCGATAGAAGCGGCCTTCGGGTTGCCTATACGCAATTAAAAACGACTTGGGACGGCCTGCGCGTAGCGCCAGAAGATTGGGAACCAAAAAACCCACAATTAACGCCTGCAAAAAATGTTGTTGATGCCACAGCCCTGTTCAATCCACGGCCAGACAATGACCCCGAAAATGTCGAAATATTTATTGGATTTAATTACGATCCGTTTATAGACCCCCGCCAAAGACCGGGCATTGGAGTTCATGGCAAGGGTGGTGTTGGAAAGGTATCAAGATTTGATGTGGAAAACACATCCGTAACTGGCGCTAGTGGAACAGGTGCTGTTGGCACCATTTCACTGCTTATCACTACAGAAATCAGTGTCACAGGATCATCTGGTTCTGGAGAAGTTGCAATAGATGTAGCAGCAGTGCAAACCTTGGCAGTGACGGTTCAAAATGTTGGTGGGGCAAACAAATACTTTATCGCTGGCGTTCAGCAAGACACGCTGGAATTAATGGAAAGCAGAACATATTATTTCGATCAGTCCGACAGCAGCAACAGCGGACACCCATTGCGATTCAGCACCACGCCAAACGGCACACACGGTGGAGGCAGCGAGTACACAACAGGCGTGACAACGTCAGGGACACCGGGGAATGCTGGGGCTTACACCCAGATAGTTGTCGCAAATTCTGCACCGACACTTTACTACTATTGCACCCAGCACTCTGCTATGGGAGGTCAGGCAAATACG